TACTTTTCTCATCGAAACAAACTCCCCGTACCACCAGCATTTATATCACTTTGAACCACACCTTGAACAAATTGATTATTGTTTATAGCGTTAGTTGAAATTGTAGTTTTGTTAGGGGCCATACTCGAACCCATCATTGCTAAATTCGAAGCTGCTCCAAACATAGATGCTTGCCCTGCATATTGATTAGCTTTAGTCATATTCTGTGCTATGCGAGTTTGAAAGAAATCCATCTGATTTGAGAACTGCATATTCCCTGCTGTAAGAGAACCTACGGAACTATAGCCACCCTGAGCTGCGCTACTCCCTGAAATGCCTCCTGTGGCTGCTCCTTGGACTATTTGTGCTTGAGCTATACGTTGCTCTCGTACAGCTTTCATCTGCTCTCTGGCTTGCTGCGCTCTCCTTACACCTTCCTGATTACGAGCTGCTTTCCGTTGCGCTTTACGGGACTTCTCCCCAACAACAAGAGAACCCACAGTAGCTGCGGCTGCAACCGCAGCATAGGTAGCTGCTGATATACCAAAAGTCATTTTAATATCTCCAATAGTTCTTTTTTATCTGTAATAATATGCCTGTTTGCCACTTCTTCGGTATCAGTACAGTTATCTAAATTTAAATGTACAGTAATCCAAGTACAATCTGTATCAGCATATACACATCTTTTAGCATGGGGTGTAGAAGTAAATACAAAAGGTGCTACAGCTTTAACTTCTCCATCTTGACTAACTATCGTACTTGTACCTTCAGCTAAAATAGTGAAGTGGGAATACTTATGCATCTCACCTACGACAGCTACTCCTTGAGGAATAAATAAAGAACGAAGGTACATACCATCTGCAAAATAATGAATAGGCTCTAAATCTTCTTTTGTAAGTTTCTCATCTTCGGGTATATCCTCCATAGCTTCTTGTAAAGAAAAAGCTTTTTGTAAAATAGTCTGGCCTTCTACAAATTCCATCATTTGACTAATCACATTCTAGCCCTCATGGTGTAACCTACGGAGTACCCTAAGAGTTGCATATCTTTTTCTGGCTCTGTTTGAAATACGAATTGAACAGCATCACCATTACCCCGAATATTAAATTTCTTAGATAAGATACTTTCTCCTGTATCAAATACATAAGGATAAGCATCAGGTATGAATCCTCTTTGCATTGGTTTATACAATTGCATAACTTTACCTTTGCCTACACCATTAATTACTCCTGTGTATTTTCCATACACTGCGCTGTTATCAAAATCCCAACGAGCTTGAAATAAACAACTACTAGGGTAATCAAAGATATAACTGTTTGTTCCATATCCTGTTATATTCTTTTCTGTCTTATTAAAAAACACTCTAGCTTGTGATACAGCTTTCTTATTAGAAAATTTACCTAGTGTCTCATACCCTGTTACAAGGTACGCATCTTGGTCTGTACCAAAATCTTTAAACAAGGTGTTCTTACGAAAAGAAAAAGAGTACATAACATCTGTAGCTGTTTGAATAGAAGATGGATAGTAAAGAGCATTCGCTACAGTAAAAGGTCTACTAAGCTTATAAGTGGGACTTTGTTGTTTTTGTGGATAAAATGCTACTATAGTTGTGTCTAAGATTAATCCTCTACCTTCTATTTTAGGTAGCCACCACTCACATTGTTTATTAGCAGAGTTGTATACACCTTTAGCATCTTTACCTACAAGGTTAGTTAAATAATGTGTACGTATAGATGCTTCGGTAATATCTACGGCATCCACTGTACCAAACTGGTTAATACTTAATTGCATAATAGCATTATTAGAAAAATAATATATCTCATTACCTGCTGATACAATACTATGAGGACTATCTATACCACGGTCTGTAACTTTTTCTACGTTAAAGGCTGTAGCTTTAAATCCTCCGTCAGGATTACCTATATACCAAACACCGTTACCAGCAAAGATAAGAATACCTGCACTATAATCCTGCATAGCTTTTATACGCACAGTATCTTCTAGCTCTAATACACCACCATCTGTATCTAGTAAATCTGGAAATTCAGTGCTTGTAGGGTCATTCTGTTGATAACATCTACCTGCATCATCTTCTGTTTGCATTACCTGACTGTAATACACTAAACTATCTACAGCATAAAAGAATCGACCAAAAGCCCCTGCACAAGACACTGGGTTTTTAAAATCTTTTTTAGGGCTATCTACTGCCATGTGACATCCTTAATTTTGTAGTTACCATTATTTCAGATCTCGATCATCAAATGGTTCATAAGGGGGTATCCCTCCACCACCATCAGGATTAGTTGGGTCAGTAGGTGTATCAGGGTTGTAAGTAGGGATAGAAGGAAAAGAAGTTGACCCAAGAGCAGTTAAAGTTGTATTAGGCGCTCCATCTATATTAGGAGTAAGCATTCTTACATTCCTATCAAAAGCGTTAACGTTATAAACGTAGTGACCCCTACCTGCCTTACTATTACCAAAGTTAGCTCCTTCTACATCTTTAGAAGAAAACTCTGTATTTCCATTACTATTAATAATAACACCAATAGAAGCTACTTGAGCATTGCTTGGATAAACACCTGTGTAATCAAAATAAGCTGTAATAACACGTTTATCAGCGTGAGCTGCCTCCGCATCAGGTCTTATTAAATGCCAATCCACATTATATAAATTGTATTCGTGATTGTCAGTTAAATTTGTGGGGTTGTTTGATATTTGTAATCCATCATCTACTAATTCAAAATCCCGTACATGAAGATTTATGTTACTAAGAGTTATCTCTTTAGTTAACTCCGTATATTTACACAAAACAGGACTCTCTCCTGTATCTGTAGTAATAGCTAAGTAGTTAGTTGTTTCTGCAAATTGTGTTTTAACAACCGATGTAGATAGAATTGTTTCAGATATAAATGTAAAATCGGCATCTACCGCATGGAAACGAATAGCTGTTTGAGGTGTAGCATCTGTAACAATAACACATACAATAGATGGACCTCTCCAATAAAATACATTTTCTATTTCTGCCTCATTACGTGTGACAGTAAAAGGTGTAACTAACTCCTCAAACCCTAATCTTCTTTTACGAATTAATCCGTCTTTATCAACTATAAAATTTAATTCATCCGCTGTAAAGCCTTCAGGAAAAGTTAAAGCCGATGACTCTGTATTTAAACCTTTTATTAAAGAAAGGTAGTCTTTTTGACCTGAAGCTCTAGGCATCTTTAATCCTTATGTCCACCCATTAAAAACTTCTTAATGGCACTGGGTTGCTTGTATTTAGCTGGTACAGATAATCCGTTTGCTTCTGCCCACTTTAATAAATCTACTTTAGAATTTAAAGTTTCTAAGTTAACTTCTTTTTCAACAGAAGATATAGCAGGTTCTTTACTTAATTCGTAAAGTTCAAAAGCCCGTAAAGCATCTCTTCGTCTTAAAAAACTACCATTAAGAGCTTCAGCAACTTTACCACTTCTACTCCATTTATATAAACCATCAAAAATAAGTTTGTATTCGGTTTCAATACTCATTACTCACCATGTCCTCTAGGTACGTAACTTCCACTTAAACCTTTTCTACCATAGGATGTCTTACTTCTACCTTGACCTATTGTACGGTTGTCTTGTTGAAGTTTAATTTTTTTAGCTCTAGCCCTTTGAGAAATCATCCCTATTGGCTGTTGATGTACAAGAGTAAGAGCTTCATTAAGAAACATATCTAAATACGTTTCAGATAAATGGTTAGGAATAGGTATTACAAAAGAGTCTTCTTGTAAGAATACTTTTTCTTGTGAGCCTACAAATCTCGTCTTACTTGCTTGAAGGGTAGTATCGTATTCACTATTATAAGAATCAAATACAACATGGATATTATCAAAAGAGGTAAAATAAGTAGGGAACTGATTAGTCTTAATAGACATTTTGCTGCCATTGAAACCTTCCACTATTATAGAATCTGAAGTGTCAGAATGCAAGCTGTGTTCAACAAAGTCAAGAGGAGGTAGGTATTGTACAAGTCTATACTCTAAGCCACCAGCTTCCTTTGAGACATCATACCATACTTTACTTTCTTGTATTTTTTGTACTCTTTCAGGTAGCAGCATATAATTAGGACGGGTAACATCCGACAAAGACTCTAGAGTTAACTCATCCATAGTGAACAAGATATTGTCGTATTCTTGCACCATTTGGTAATACATGCGCTCTGCTATTTTAGCTACTTGCTGAGACTCATCTGTATCGAATATACTATCTACGTAGAAACCACTTGTCGCGTCAAGGTACTCTTGTGTAACTTGTAATAATGTTCTTTTCATTTTTCTCTCCAAGGAACTTTATGAAAGGGACTCCTAAGAATCCCTTTTAAAAGCTACCTATTAATTAGACAGGTGTTGCTATACTGACCAATGCTTCAGGACGTTTAAGCGCGAAGCCATAACGACATGTAGCAGACCATTCATCACGTTTCAGGTTAGTGTTACGGAAGAACTCAGTCTGTGGACGTTGACGTACAACACCCATAAACGGCATTGAAGTGTCACTAGCCATAGACATTGCAACACAAGCTTTACCAGTAATTACACCACTACCCGTACCATCAGATTGAGATAAAGACTCAGCAGTAACGGCTGGCAAATTGTGGCTAACCATAATGTTAATACCAGCAATGTTACGTACAATGTTTAGCTTGTCACCAAAACCAGTCTGAACTAGACCCTGTACGTCGAAGTTAAACTGAGAACCATTACTTACTTCAGTAATATTCAAGAGTTTATTAAGTTCGTACTCAGTTTCAGGAGTAACAATCAATACACGATTTTCGGTAGGGACATAAGCCTTATCAAAAGCGTACTTTATGTACATGATATCTTCAAGAGTAAGTGCACCACCAGTACCAGCACCTTTTAAGCGGTGAGCAACACCACCAATGGCATTTGCATTACCAAGAGTCTGAGAGTTAGCTGTAGCTAAACAGGCAACTTCCATATCCGTAGCCATAGCAATACCAGACTTGTGGACATTCTCTTGGAAGAAAGCTTCTGACTGATGCGCATCTTGCTTCATACGGTCTGTTACAAAGAAACCATCTTGCTTATATGCTGTAACAGCAAGAGATTTACGAGAAGTAGTCATACCGTCATAACTAATCTGTGTATTCTCTGTGTAATCTGTTACATCACGGTCTGCCGTCAAGGTAACATCTAGTGAGTCACCATCAGGAAAGATACCTGTTTTATCATCAAACAAAGGACGACCAATTAACCAATCATCGAATTGTTTTTCTAAAGAACCTTGATATAGCTCTTGACGAACTAGGTTAGGTACTGCTGCATAAGTAAAAGTTGACATAATATTTCCTCAATTAAAAATCTAATTTAACGCCTTGTTTTTCTGCAATCTTACGATAGTTGTCTACTGCTGTATTAACACGTGTACGGTCGTTAAACCCCCGTGAAAAATCCAGACCAGTTTCTTTTTTCTGGGTAAAACCAGACACAGAATTACTAGGGTTATACGTTGTTTTGGGTTGTTTATCTAAACCAAATAACTTCTTAAAGCGTTTTGGATTAGCCTGTGCCTCTTTGATAATGTCCTCATCAGACATACCGAAGTCCTTAGCACTTTCACGGAGTTTCTGCTCATAAGAATCTCCATATACAGCTTGTGCAGCACTGATACTTTCATTTTGGTTTTTACTGAACACTTCTTGTTGTTGGGAAGTGCTAAGTGACCCCATAACTTCTTGTAGTAGTTGCTGTTTAAGCGTTTCAACGTCCAACTGAGGGGTTGTCTCAGTGGTTTGACTTGGCTGTAATTCGTTCACAGGGGATTCCTCTTTATTTTTTAATTGTGA